GGTGATACAGTTATAGAAGGTAGATTAGGTCAAAGTATTAGGGTAGCAGGATACGGAGTACATAAGAGTATAGAAGGTACAAGTGGAAGTCCGTATATAGTAATTAGAAACGGTCAAATAAAGACAGATAATGGTATAGATCTTGTATATGAGAATATAAATGAAGATGCTAACTCACTGTATTTCCTCTCAGATCATAAAATATTACTAACTTCTGCAAATACTAAGAGAGATTCTTACAACCAAATACCTACTACATCTGACCAATTTAAAGGAAATCAAGTAGTTATTAATGGAGGAAGATTATATTTTAATGCAAAAGAAGAAAGTGCTTTTATATCTGCAAAGCAATCTATAGGATTAAATGCAAATAATATAAATCTAGATGCAACAGAGTATTTTTGTGTAGATGCTAAGAAAATTTACATAGGAGTTAAAGCAAGAACTGCAACTTCTAGCGTACAGCAACCAGCCGTATTAGGAAAACAATTAGAAAACTGGTTAGGTGCTTTATTAGATGCTTTAGATGCTGTCGCAACATCGATGACTAGTGCATCTGCTGTTGGAGCAGGACCTGTAACACAGTTAAACGTATCAGGACCAATACTGAAATCAACAGTTCAATCATTAAAGACACAGTACAAATTGTTTAAATCTAAAAAAGTATTTGTAGAATAATGGCATTACCTAAATTATCAGGAATTATAGCAAGACAGGTTGGTTCTATTCAAGGGAAACTTGTAAGTCAGGTACAAGGACAGGTACTAAGTATACTTTCTAAATTTACAAGTCAATGCCCTAACGCAAAAGAGATTCAAAAAATCATAAGAATAAAAAACAATCTATTAAAGAATATAAATGCACTAGAAAGAAGAATACAGAAACTAAGGAGTGTAGCAAGTAAGTTAGATAAAGCTATTAGAGCTGCTAGGGTAGGTATCTCAATTATTACAAGAATACCTAAACCCACTGTATTTAAAGTTATACCTGGACAATCTGGAGGAGTTGTAATAGGGGTAAAATTCTCTGCATTAACTAAACTAAGTGATAGGCTGATTAAACTAAACAAATTACTAGATGCATTAGAATCAGATAAAGCAGGAATACTAGGAGTAATTAGTACAGTATCGGTAACACTTGGAGGGATAAAAAGAAGATTAGAAGCGATTGATTTAGCAATTCAAGGATGTAGTAGAGATTCTGCAGAATTAAGTCAGATAGTAGCATCTGCTCAACCACCGCAAAATACAGGATCAGAAGGAACACCACAAGATCCAGACTACTTCTATAAAGGATATGAACTAGCAATAATAGATGATCCAAATTCACCAAAAATTGCACCAAGAAGATATGCAATAGCAAAAGATAAAATAGGGGTAATTGTATTATATGGACCATCTTCCTTTAGTTCAGATACAAAAGTATTACTAGATGAAATTAAATTTAGAATAGATAATCAATTACCATAACATAACTATTTATTAATATGAAGTTAGATGTTTTTAAGAAACTAATAAAAGAAGCAGTAAGAGAAGTACTTAGAGAGGAGTTAGCAGATGTATTAACAGAAGCACCTAAGAAACAAGTTTCTAAAGTAACAAAATACGAACCATACACCCCACCAGTACAGAGAACTAGAATTTTAACAGGAGATCCAATTGCTGATCTACTGAATGAAACCAAGGCAGAAATGGTAGGAGATGACTATAGAACAGCATATTCAGGAATATCAGATATGGTTTCTGCACCAGGATTAGGAATGAACCCGGTAATGGTGGAGGAAAACTTTGCAAGACCAGAACCAGGATTGGATATATCCCAGTTTGATTTTGTAAAAAATGCAGCTGCAGTATTTAAAGCATCGCAAGAGAAAGATAAGCAAAGATTCGGAGGATAATGCCATTTAATGTACAACAAATAGACCCATTAGATCTACAGCCAAGTGTAGGTGTTGGAGTTGGAATACCTTTCAGCTCCAATCAGGTATTTACTACCACCTATACAACTCAAGAAGCTATTAAAACCAATCTAATTAATTACATACTAACAGGAGAATCAGAAAGATTTCTTAATCCATCATTTGGCGCAGGCTTAAGAGCAGTACTCTTTGATCAAATGACTGACGAGGTTGATGAACAGGTAAAAGGTACCATTAGATCAGGGTTAGCTTTATGGTTTCCTAATGTAATTATAAGAGAACTAACCACACAGAATCAGCAAGATATAAATACCTATGTTATATATTTAAAATATAGTATTAAAAATACAGGTATAGTAGATGAATTGTTAATAAACCTACAACAATAATGGCTCAAGATAGAGAAATAAAGTACATAAATAGAGACTTTACAGATTTTAAAAATCAACTTGTAGAATATACTAAAAACTACTTCCCAGATACCTATAACGACTTCTCTGCAACATCACCCGGCACGATGTTTATAGAAATGGCCGCCTATGTAGGAGATGTATTATCTTTTTATCAAGATATGCAGCTACAGGAAACATACCTACAATACGCTAAAAATCCTGCAAATCTCTATAACTTAGCTTATATGATGGGATATAAGCCAAAAATTACAACAGTATCTGAAGCAGATATAGAAGTATCTCACATAGTTAATGCATCAGGTTCAAGCATTCAACCAAATTGGACAGAAGCATTAAAAATAACAGCAGGAACTCAACTTAGCTCAACTACTTCAGGACAACCTAAGTTCTACATAGACAGACCTATTGATTTTAATTTTTCTAGCTCATATGATCCAACAACTGTTGTAGTAGAGAGCTTAGATATTAACGGACAACCAAGTCAATTTAGGTTATCAAAAACAGTAAAAGCAATCTCAGGAGAAGTTAAGACAGTTACAGAAACAGTTAATACAGTTGAAAAATTTAAAACAATAACAGTTGCAGATTCCAATATTATAGGAATATTATCAATAACTGATAATAGTGGAAATACATGGTATGAAGTACCATTCTTAGGACAAGACACTATCTTTACAGATACAGTAAACGGAAGCTCAGATAATAATCTAGTACCGTATAACCTATCATTACAGAGAGTTCCTAGAAGATTTGTAACTAGGTATACATCAACAGGTCAACTTCAAATTCAATTTGGAGCAGGTATAACAGGACAAGATGATACAGTAATTACCCCAGACCCAACCAATGTAGGATTAGGAACAAATCAAGGTATCTCTAGAATTGATTATGCATACGACCCTTCAAACTTCTTATCTACAAAATCATACGGTCAAGCACCTTTAGGGGTATTAACAATAAACTACTTAGTAGGTGGAGGAGTATCTGCAAATGTACCAGCAAACAGTATAACAACAATTATAAATGCACCTTCAATAGGTACAGGTACAAATTTAGGATTTAATAATTTAAAAGCTGCTACAGGAGGTAGAGACGGAGATACAGTAGAAGAGTTAAGACAGAATTCACTAAGAGCATTTAACGAACAAGGTAGAGCAGTAACATTACAGGATTATACAGTTAGAGCTTTATCATTACCATCTAAATATGGATCAGTAGGTAAAATATATATCACTCAAGATCAATTATCTAATCCAAACTCTGCAACAGATAGTATAATTGACAGTAATCCATTATCACTATCACTATATACTCTTGCGTATAATAACAATAATAATCTAGTAACTGCGACAAGTAATTTAAAGAATAACTTAAAGACATACCTATCACAGTATATGTTGCTAACAGATGCAATTAATATAAAAGACGCATTTGTAATTAACATAGGTGTAAATTTCGATATAATTATACGCCCTAATTACCTAGGTAGAGATGTACTCACACAATGTACTCAGAAAATACAAGAATACTTTGATATAAGAAAATGGAATATAAACCAACCTATAGAACTATCTAGCATATATACATTATTAGATCAAATAAAAGGAGTACAAACAGTACAAAAAGTTGAAATAACTAATAACTCAGGAGGATTATACTCAGAATATGCTTACGATATTCAAGGAGCAACAAGAAATAATGTTGTATACCCCTCTTATGATTCAATGATCTTTGAAGTAAAATACCCAGCAGTAGATATTAAAGGAAGAATAACAACATTATAACATGGCAGTATATAGAATATTCCCTCAACAGGATGCATTTATTTATAGTGAAACACCTACAGGAAATTCTGGGATGGATGAAATCCTAGAAGTAGGAGGATATACAGATATTTCAGGAGAAGGTGAAACAAGTAGGATATTAGTTCAATTTGATTCAACAGAAATCGCTGATATTGTTACAAATAAGATAGGGAATAATAACTACAGTGCTTCCTTAGGAATGTATCTTGCTGATGCTTATCAAATACCAGTAAGCACCGTAATCTACTCCTACCCTATATACTCTCCGGCAGGATGGGATAACGGTACAGGTAAGTACGGAGATGTACCTATAAATACATCAGGAGTTTCCTGGAAATACCAAAAAGGAGGTGAAACAAATGCTTGGCCTTCCTCATCACTTCCAGCAGGAGTTACCAGCAGTACTACAGGATCAAAACCAGGAGGAGGAGCATGGTATACGGTTTCCGGGTCAGTTAATTTAGAATTTACACAATCAAACACAATCAAGTCAACTTACGATATTGATATAAATGTAACTGATGCTGTGAAGCTATGGAATAATGGATCAATAGGTAATAACGGGTTTATATTAAAACTGAGCAGTAGTTTAGAGTTTAATACAACTTCCTCTATTAGATTAAAATACTTTGGGGCAGACACAAATACTATCTACCCGCCATACTTAGAGTTTAAATGGAATGATACATCATATAATGTAGGAGGTTTATCAACATTAGGTAATAGTTTATCAACAATAAAAATCAACAACAATAAAGGGGAATACGTAGATACAGGTAAGCAGAGATTTAGAATAACTGCACAACCAAAATATCCAGTTAGATCCTTTAGTACTACATCAATATACCTAACCAATTACGCACTACCTGCAGCATCATATTGGGGAATAAGAGATGAAAATACAGAAGAGATGATTGTTGATTTTGATACTAATTTTACAAAAATAAGCTGCGATTCAACAGGACCTTACTTTGATGTGTATATGGATGGGTTGCAACCGGAGAGATATTATCGTATATTAATTAAGACAGTTTTAGACGGAAGTACTGTGGTAGTAGATGATAGTAATAATAACATATTTAAGGTAGTGAGAAATGGATAATGACATATCAATAGTAAAAACAGTTTTTAGTACTGATAAATTCAATAAAGTAGTAGATACTTCCTTCAAGACATTTACCCAACCAATCCCTGAAGAAGATCCAGATACTCCTGAAGAATTATTTAGGCTCTACGAAAAATTATACTATAGTATAGATATAACCGGAGAAACTGATTCACACGAATATTTAATAAAAAAAAGCTCTGAATTAGTAAACTTCGATACAGTAACAGAAGATATACAACCTCTTTTGGATGAGATTGCCGACTTAAGAGAACAGAACTTAGCACTAAATCAACAGTTAATAGACATAGAAGCAGAAGGTACATAATGGCAGATATAACATATACAGTCAATCAAGACGATCCAAACAGTATAGACGGTTTTGAACAGTTCTCACAAGCTGATAAAAACCTTATTGGTACTTTTGAAGTAAATAATTTATTTGACAGTTCAAAAAACTTAGCAGAGTTACATATACTATCATTATCAGATGAGATATTAGAAAGTGATTACAACTATTCAAACTACAAATTACTAGGTAATGCACAATCAGCAGGAAAAAGTGGTGCATCTATATTATCTATAAATCCTATTGAAGATAGTAAGTTATATGGATATCAATATGGCGGAGTTAAATTACTGTACCATTTTCTAAACGACCTATATACAAACACAAAAGAAAAAATACCTTTCTATATTGAATCTATATCACCTGATAGAACAGAAGTAAGATTACAATCACTGGATTTATCTAATGATGATATTAAAGCATATACCCAAGCTATAAAGGATAGATTGTTAAATCAATCTTACTTTAACGAATTTAGGTTAAACTTTGATAACAATGATTTATTTATAGGTATAAATATTGATGTTGTAGAAAGTAACGGAAATAGTTATGTAGCAGTTAAGTTATATGAGCCATTACCGACAGCTTACGATTTAAAATCAACTACATATATAAATGAAGTTATATCTGACTCAGTAGCGTTTGAAGTAGATAGTTTATCAATACAAGAAACTAGTACCGCACAATCACTAAGACCCCCTAATTTTAACTTAGAAGTATTAGATAATAATGTAATACCAACAGGCTATTACTCTTATGATGAACTATTTAGCTATCCAGTAAATAATACAAATAGTCAAATATTCTCATTATATAATGAAAAAGGAGCAGAGATTAGTATAGATCATACAGATTATACAAATTTTATCCATTTCTCATCTGCATACGAGAGACTAGTTAATTTTAAGTATAAAATACAGTTAATAGAAAACTATTCATCTAGTTTAGGAGAAATAAGTACAGCTACATCCCAATCAGTTGGAATAACAGGAAGTACTACATATTTTACTAATTTAATAGAAGGAATTATTAGTAATTTTGACCATTACGAAAGATTTTTATACTATGAATCAAGTAGTTATGCGTGGCCAAAATCAAATACAACACAGCCATACCTAAATGTAAATAGCTCAAATACAACTGCAATAAACTGGTATGCAAATCAACTAGCTACTGCAAACGGATATGATTTATCCAATGGAAGTATATTAATAAATTCAATACCAACATACCTAAGAGACGATTCAAATAATGAAAACTACCTAACATTTATCCACATGATAGGTCAGCATTTTGACAACCTATGGATATACGGAAAAGCTGTAACAGATAAGTACAATGCAGACAATAGGTTAGATTTTGGTATTTCAAAAGACTTAGTAGGAGAGGCATTAAAGAACTTTGGAGTTAAACTATATACATCAAATAATTCCATAGAAGATCTATTCGGGTCCTTTATAGGTCAAGCATATCAATCAGGGAGTGAGGATATTAATTTCTACATAACAGGTTCTTTAACAGGATCAAATACACCGATACAGCCTTCCTCTTACGATAACTACAATAAAGAAGTACAGAAAAGAATCTATCATAACCTATCTCATTTAGTAAAAACAAAAGGAACTGAAAGAGGGTTAAGGGCATTAATCAACTGTTTTGGTATTCCTTCCAATATATTAAAAATAAAGTTATACGGAGGAAGAAATGTAGATGAAAGACCTTTCTACGGTGATTTCCAATACTATACTAGTTCTTTAAGTAAGATAAGACTGGATCATACAGGTAGTTTAATAACAGGTAGTACCTTATCATCTTATACATCAACCTATAAGAGAGATCCAAAATATACCGATGATTTACATGCTATAGAGGTAGGTTTTTCACCTACCGATAACGTAGATAACTACATCGTATCTTATTCACTAGCTGACGGTTCTTTATCAAGCTTCAATATAGATGACTATATAGGAGATCCAAGAAATTTAACATTAGATAGTTATGCATCATTTAATAGTGCAGGTACTATAGTTGATACTCTAACTAATCTAACAAATAGGATTATGAGCGGTTCTACTGCTTATGATGTATTTGATTATGTTAGATTAATAAAATTCTTTGATAATACTATCTTTAA